TTCTAATGTTCCAATAGACGCAGAAGGAGGCCCTGTACACAGAGCAACGCCCGGATGATTGTCTGTAGGCTGTTCAGAAGACAGCTTTCCATCTAATCCTATATATAAAGTACAATTAACTGGATAGATTTGAGTCGTGTCAAATTGATCAGTTGCATATATTCCTCGTTGATAATGAATAGTTACACGGCCACTTCCAATGGTTGTGTCATCTCCAGGTTTTCCTGCAACTCTATAAATATAATTTACAATAACCCTAAAACTATCAAAGGTTCCGTCTCCGTCCGAATCATGATTCAATACTGTGCCAGAAGGAACTGTTATAACTCCATTTACAGTATTTAAAACAACAGAAACAGTAGAAGTAAAACTATTTTCAATAACATTCGGAAACTCCAAAACTCCTGTAACATCAACCGAACCAACTCTATTCCCATTGCTGTCTATTTCGGATGACTGTGCATCAATAACTATAACCTCGTCTACTTGAGCTTTTGTAAACGCCGTTGTCCTTACATCATCAATAATGCCTAACGGAGCAGTTCCATCGCTTATGCTTGCAACTATATCATTACCAATCAATCCAAGCTGAGCAAACATCCCTGGTTCAAACTCAGCAGTTGGATCAACTGGCAAACTCATCGGAAGAGCATTACCACTATGAATAACCTTCAGCAATCTTATCTCCCTAAGTAAAAATATTAAAAGGGAAGGAAAAAGCTTCCCTCCCTTTTATTTTACTATTAATAGTAAAAGTTTTTAACTTTTGATTTTGTTAATAGTAGCTTTGACCATGTCTGCGGCAAAGCTATCTCCACTATTTTGGAAATCAGAAGCCATCTTATTAAGGGCAGAAGCTATGTTTGATTTGCGACTTGCCTCCTTAGTAAGATCTTCTCTAATGCTAAAGGCAGTAGCTTCTACAACATCTGCTGCAAATCCTTCATTCTTATTACGCAAACTGGCAGCAATCTTGCCTAGTCCGCTCATGATATAATGACCCAACGGATCATTAGAAGGTCTTGCTCTTGTCTTTCTTCTAGACTTACTAGTCTTTAAAGAAGCTTCTTTTTTACTATCTTCATCTTCTTCGTCATCATCTGCATAATCGGCCATATCTTGCACTTGACTCTCCAAGTCAGCTACACTATCAGATTCTGCATTATCAGATTCATCTTCAGCGTTAGAAACCAGCAAATCTTTTAGAACATCATCAGTTACGCTGCCTCCGCTGTCTTGAGCTGTTTTTACTATATTTTGATTATTGCTCAAGAGTCTGTTAAACTCTTGAGCAATATTATCACCATTACGTCTAATGCTATACATTATATTTTCTCCTATTCCCACATGGATGCTAAGGCACCAGCCGACATCAATGTTGTGTTAGAGACAGGCTGAGAACCAGAATCGGACTCTACCCCAATGTTTAAACCGCCAAGGTCTGAAGCAATCTTAGTGTTTCTGACCGTGCGAGCATTACCAATGCTTCTCTTAAATGCTTCGAAAGCATTATTATCAAAAGACATTATCTCATCAACTTGGTTATCTAATGCAGTTTTGGTAGTAGACAAAAGTCCTTTTCTTTGCATTTCCAATCCAACATCATAGGCTCTGCGTAACTTAACTCTATAGCCCTCTCTTTCCTCATCTGCCTTCTTTGTTGCAATCTGAGTATTTAAAGATTCTTTTACAGCATTTGTCGCACGAGCTCTTGTAGACACGGGCTCTGCAGAAGCAGTTTTCACCGTTGCAGACTGCTTTTCAGTCTTTCTGTTAGAGGCCCTTTGAGCAACAGATCTTTCAGCATTTCTCAACATTGCTGCTCTACTATTTGCGCGATCTTTTAGAATACGATCCTCTGCTTGCTTCAGAATTGAGTTGCGGCGGCCTCGTCTAAGGTTCATAGCTTCTGTTACCAGGCTATCAACAGCATCATCATCAGCTTCGTTTGCAACGCCCTGATCATTAGCTTCGCTCTCATCAAAGGCTGCATCATCAGCTGCATCATCTTCGACATAATCAACAACCTCATTTGTTTCGCCTCCTGACTGAGCAGTTTTTGCAAGACCTACGAGAGCCTTTGTTTCGCCTGTGATTTGATCTGCATCTCTCAAGGCAGAACCGGCAAGCTTAACAAACTCTCTTCGCTGGGAATGAGAAAGCTTAGACATATTATCATATGTTTCTGCAACCATAGATAGTTCATCAGCAGAATCATCTAACTTACGATAAGCCCTCTTTAGGTTGGTGATTATGTGATTAGAGAGAGCTTCAAGCCCGCCCTCTTCCGCTCCAACTTCCTCTCCTGGTCCGCCCTTATCCTTTCCGGTAAAGACGTTTACATCAACATCTGCAAGTCTATCGTCTTGCAATTGAGCCACTAGGTCTCTGACTTCATCAAGAAGCTGTTCAATTTCTGCAAGTCTATTATCAATAGCCTCTCCAGGCTCCTCCTCTGCGCCTTCCTCACCTTCTGCGCCTTCCTCATCCAGCGGTGGCAATCCACCTTCTTCATCTAATGGTGGCAGCTCAGGCAATCCGCCTTCTGCGCCCGCCGGAGGTCCAGCTTCTGCACCCGCTGGAGCATCCAGAGGAGGAAGAGGAGGGAGTGCGTCAGGGGCTTCCTGTGCAGACTTTAAAAGATTAGAAACGTTATTTAATCCAAAAGATCTAATCTGATCGCAAACTTCTTTTCCATACTCCTTACTCTTAAGCCAGTTCCAATTATCTCTAAGCTCTGGGCCAAAAATATCTCCAGCAGTAGCCGCTATAACTCGCTTGTTTCCTGAGAAAACCTCAAAAAGACTTCTGTTATGATTAACAGAACCGTTTGAGTTGCGACGAACGCTAAAGCGAGTGCTTAAAGCTGGCCCGCTATAGGCCTGCTTTCTCAAGCCTCCATTTGCATAAGAGGCTCTATGCAAATTCTCTTTCGCTTGAGAATCCCCAGGGAACATTCCTGATGTTCCACCCATGTTTCCGGTTTGAAGCATGTGTTTGTCTTGGTTGTCTCGAACATTTTTGTAATCTTCGTTCTTATACGTGTTTGGTTCAGCGCCATCGGCTCCGCCCTGCATATAGGCCAATCTCTTTAGCCTTCTTTCTTCAAGCTTGGCCCTGCTAAGCTTCTCCTTAGACTCTTTGTCTCCAGGGAACATGCCGTTATCGCCGCCCATGCCCTTGTCCTGTTGCATTTGCTTATCTTTATTAAAATCAAAGGTTTCACCCTTGTACGTATTTGGCTCTGCGCCATCAGATCCACCTTGCATATATGCTACACGACGGCGAAGCTCTGCTCTTTTTCTTAATCTTGACTCATTCATGATATCCTCCACTATTGAATTTATTGAAAAGTCGTCCACATAATCGCTATCATTGCCATTATTAGCTAATTTAATATTACGATTAGTGTTGTCCGTAGCAAGCTCCGTCAAAACTTCGCCGCCTGACGGAGATGGAAAGAGATCATCTTCCGGTGGAAAACCTTCCCTTTGTTCGGTTTGTCCACCACCTGCTAACCCCATCCTAGTACTTCCGCTCAACTCAGGTACATCTCCTGGCAGTCTAGAACCTTCTACATTTTCACCTGTAGTAAATTCTGTTCTAGGAGCTGGACCAACACCTGGTTTAGTTGTTACATTTAACTTGTTAATCAAACTGTTTATTACACCTTTAACATCATCGGTTACGCTTGGGTCTCCCAAAACATTTGTAGCCTCTGATACTGCAGACAAAGTTTCTGCTATATTTCTATCTCTTTCTGAATTATCGGTAAAGCCGCCAGCAGCTTTGAATAATCCATTGTTTTTTAAAAATCCTCTTACGATATTTCTTCTCTCATCTACCGAGCAACCGCCCTCTCCGCAGGCGGTTTTCATAATTCCTTCTAAGTGCTCTGCCTGTTTTAGGTTTAAGCCTCCAAGCATTCGATCTACATTGTCAACACCATAATTTATAAATTCATTCGAATATTCCTGAAGAGACGCTATACACTTTAAGAGTATAGCTCCTGGCTCAGCAGGCTGAACAACAAGGCTGTATTCTATTGGCTTTAATCCAACATTAACCTCCCCATGTGCTGTTTTGTTCATTATATGATTACAATATTCGTCTTGCGTTGTAGCTCGATTTCCACACTCAGAACAGATGGAGGTCTCAACTGCGGTACCCATTGACCCGTATCTTACAAGGCCTGTCTCGACTTTTCTTGCCAACTCTGGATAATTAACCTTATCTAAAGCGCATAGCCCTACAATTTGTTTGAACTTCTCATCATAATGTGTATCTAGGATTATTCCCCTGATTCCATCAACAGAGCTTGATTCATGGTCTCTGCACAGAGGCAGTCCAATCCAGCTGTTTGCCGCCTTCTTTAGTTCCGATTCTGGAAATATATCTTTGTTATTATTTCTATGTGGCTGAATGTTTCCATTCCACTTCCAGTTTTCATCAAAAAAGCCCCAAGCGTTTTCTCCGCCTGAGACTTTTTTAAGGCCGCCTTTTTCGTCAAGCAATGCTGACTCTGCCGCCTTTAGGAAGACTATTGAAAAATAAAGAAAGTCATCAGACTTTGGTGCTATATTTTTTATGCTATTTGCTAGTTTTGTAAAACGTCGAATTAATTTTGGATTTGCAAGTATCTCTTGTTGATCATGAGTATCAACAATGTTATTTTCCGGAGAAAAGCATACTTTCTTGAACATAGCAAACCCTTATGAATAATAAACAGAATAATTCAAACATTATATAAATATTAGTTTTTATATTTTTTGTGTAATTTTTTTTTGAATTACATAGTTTTTTGTTATTTTTTTTCTTTTTTATTAGCAGAATGATGATCTTTTAAAGCCTTAATTCTTCTATCATCTTCATCTTCTGAGTCTAAATAAATAGTATTTTCTTCTTGAATATCAATGTCATCTGATTCTTCTTTTGAATTTTTAACTATGATTTTCTTCGTTTTATCACCAAATTTTATAAACATTAATTACTCCGATAAAATTAATATACCCAAAATGTCTGAATTTATATACTCTTTAGCCCTAGATAAAGCTAGTTTTAAGTCGTCAATTACATTATTTGAGTTTTGAGTTTTTTGTGTACATTGATTTATAAAATCATCGGTATCTAATATGTTTATTAAATCAAAAACCTCTTTAACTGCGTCAGAAGAGGCCTTTGAAGAATCTGCTATAATGCTGATTATTTCAGATGTTGTAGAAATATCTTTTATATCATTTAATATTTTAATTCCATTTTTAATATTTATTAACATTCTTTTTGTAATTCTAGAATTTCTTTTTACAGACTGATTGTATTTTCCTTTGCTATTTGAAATAACATCTTTATTTCCCTGAACCTTTTCATATGCAGCAAGATTTTTATTAAAGTTTTCAATCAAAGTATCACACATATCTCTTGATCTATCGAAATATCTCAAAGCATGCTTTGCCTTACTCTTTGTATCATCTGGAACAGGAATGCCTGCGGACTTGACCAATGAGTCGCTATATAGCTCAATATTATTTTCAGAATATTTTTCTTTTAATGCTTTAAATATATCTTTTGAACCGTAATCTTCTGGAACTCGAACAAGATCGCTTGATATAGATGTTTTTAATCCTTTTTTTATTTCAATCTCTTTTTCAAGAAAATTTTCTAAAATTATTCTATCATTATTTTTTCTTGATACAAAAACTATTCGCTTCTTTGGGTCCAATGCAGTTTTGCATATCTTCTCCAAAGCTTTATCCCTCTCCGTGTTGTCAACATCTGGATACCTCATAGATTCGTTTGGAATCACAGAATAAGTTGAATTAATTTTTTCATAAAATCCTTTAGAAACAATATCAGACAAGCCTACTTCTATAAAGCTATTCTTATCTGCAGAAAAAACTTCATTATGTAATCCTATGAAAATTCTTTTATCATCATCAGGTGCCGCATGTTTGTATAGCTTTGTTTTAAAGTTATTATTTAAAAATAAATTATCAATATCAAAAGCAACTATTTTATTTTCACTTTCATAATTTAATGAAGCATTTTTAATTATTTGTGTAACAGAATGTTGATTTTCATTATTATTTATAACATAAATTTTATTATTTAATATATTATAAAATCCAGACTTTAATACGCTAGATCTTTTAAATATATATTTATCAACTCCTGAATTTTTAATTGTGTTTGCTATTTTTAATAAATCATCATCAAAGTCTGCCCCCTGCTCTATATGTATAGAGTTTGACTCCTTGATTCCTAATACATCAGATAGTCCGCCTGATATTTCCAAAACATATTTAACACCATGACACCCAAAAACTTCTAAGGACCCAGGCTGAATATTTTTAGAAATCTTTTTGATTTTAAAATCTTCATTTATAAATATAATATCAATGGGATAACTGACGCTTCCCATATGGTAATAAACATCAGTAGGCCTATTATATGGAAATAATAAACCAGATTCTTTGTCAAGACGAGAATAAGTCTGAAGGCCATCTATCTTTTCTTTAAATGATTTTGCTATATCGCACCTAAAAACAACAGAGGCATTAACATTATCTTTTTTATTATAACATCGGACTATAGCCGTTTTGTTTGAATCATTTTTTGAAACTAAATATTTTCCAACTTTATCTATATGTTTATCTATAATTTTAAACCCTATTTTTTCTATATTAGAAGAAAAATCAGATGAATTTTTTAAAATTATCAATCCATTGCTTATGGGTCTTAAGTGATTATAAATATTATTTAAAATAATCTCCAAAGAAGAGCCGGCTGTTTCCGAGCTTGCTATACAAAATCCATCAAATTTCCTTCTAAATGTATGAAACATTGGATCTCCATACTCTTGATGAAACTTATGTATATTTACTTTATTTGAAGCATCTTTTGACAAATTAATTAAATTATGTCCCTCTTTTAATATTTTTAAAGCGGATTTGTTTGTTTGTTTTCCAACACTTAAGATCGTAGATTCTTTTTTTATTAAATTTAAAAATCTTTTAGACATACTTTCTAAGGCAAAATATTCCTCCGAATCTATCTGATCCTGAAAAAGATCATCTACTGGAAACATCATTCCTTCCGAATATCCAGACGGATCCTCCATGGTAAGCTCTTCTAATTCTTCTGAATCAGAAGTTGTGCTTTTCCCTTCTCCCACAAAGGTGTCGTAGGAATTAGAATCCATAGCTATATCGTCTTCCATTAGATTTAAATCTGAATATGGTGGCCAAGATAATTTTTTCACTTTAACTCCAAATAATCATATCTTATATTAAAAATAGCAGAATATCAAAGCCTTATCATAAGCTCGCTTAAAACTACATTTATAAAATGTGGATCCTTTCCATTTAATATATTTTTAATCAAACTAAGGCTAACACCTATTGCTGCGCCACCTGGGGCACGCTTATTTGCAATCTCCATTACATTAAAATCCCGTATTTTACTTGAGACATTCTGATAAGACCTAGGGCGAGCCTCCACAGACATTCTAGATATCATAATTTTTATTATATTATGCAACTGCTCAGCTACATATATAGCATTTTGCTCAAGCAGTTGGGCATTTTTATCCAGATTTTTTGACATATTCCTCTGCCTTTAAAGCGCTACCCTGATAGGCTTCTCTTTTGGAATCGGCTAAACTATTTCCAAGATCAACATACATTTTTAATAATTCATTAAATTGTTTGGTTAATTTAATTAAAACCTCTTCGTGATTTGCAATATCTGATTCTACAATTTTTACAAGCAAGTCTCTAAAGAGTAATGAATAATCTAATGATTTTTGAACTGCTATCTTTTTTATCAAAAAATCTGCAAAATTTGCCAAAGCCATATCCTCTTGTTTGTCCATATCATCTGCCAAACCAACAAGCAGATTTGTAAGCTCCTCATAATCTATTTTTCCTGTATTCTTTGGTTTTGGTCTTTCTGGAAATACAGGTTCGTCTTCTTGATCGCTATGTGTAGGGGGCCATACCGGGTCTGCAGGAGAGGTGAATCCCCTACCTCCTCCGGCGCTTGTATCTCCAGAGAGCCCTTCCTCGCCAACGTGAGGGCTCGGCATATCTTTGGGATCAATCTTTGGCATCACTTCTGGTGCTTTATTTGTATAAGATATCTTCTTCACTTTTTTCTCTTTATTTTCTTTTTACTTTTCCAAAACTAGGAGACATAACCACATCAGATAATGATTTGCCCTTTCTTTTTTTAGGCTTAAACTTGTTTCCCTTTGAATCCTTTATCTTCCCGCCACCAATAACCAAATCTGCCGGAGTAAACGAAACCTTTTCCTTAGTATGAGGAGAGATTGTTTCATATTTAGGAGTTGTCTCTGTTCCTCCAAAAATTCTTTTTAAGTCATCCAATAACTCTTTAGATATATCCTTCATTTAATACTAACCCCCCTCAGGAGGCCCTCCCGGCGGCGGTCCTGGTGGCGGCGGCGGTCCCGGTGGCGGCCCGCCTAAGCCTTCCATTCCGCCCCCTCCTGGAGGCGGCGGAACCCCAGGGAGTCCTTCGGCTCCCGGAACCCCTCCAAGGCCCTCTGGTGGCTCAGAAATAGCCTTGCTTGGGTCAAGCCCTAATAGCTCAGATAGTTTCATAGCTCCCAAAGCTTGTTGCTCTTTGGCAAAGATCTGTTCGTCAATCATTTCCTCCCTGATTCTACGACGCTCATCTTCATACCCAAGGCCAAGGCTGCGATGCAATGTTTGCAGGGAGATTTGCTTATTTCCAACAAATTGGGATACTGACGTAATAAAGTCTGCCATATCATATAGATTCATATGATTAAAATCAATTGAAGGAACCAGTAATCTTTTCTCTCCATCTTTGTATTCAAAAAAATCTTGAATTTCGCATATTGGGGCAAAGATTTTTCTTTCGAGCCATTTTTTCATCATGTTTCTAAAAATATCATATCTTTGTCTAAGCACTTCCAGGCCAACAGATGAACTTGCATAGGTTGCCGATTCTTGATCCATTAATGCCTTTGGAGTCATAAGGCCTGCATATAGATTATTGATTATAAGCTCGATGTCCGTACCTATCTCTAAAACACCTCCAGAAAATCCATTTCTTTCAATCTTAACTCCATTATGAGTTACAATCTTAAAGTCTTTATCATATTGCGCTTCTTCTAGAAGATCTTTAAAAGCCTCTATGTCCGCCTGTGTGGGCCTGTAATCGCCCTCTCCTCCTAAGGTAACCAAAGTGAGCGGATTTACCATGCCATCTGCTTGAGCAAATTTACTCTCTCTGAGTTTATCGTAAAGCATTAAATCTTTATAGATAGAAACGATAACAGAGGTTCCTCTTACGTCATAAGGTGAGCTCAAAAGTTTTAAATGAGCTATATTAAAAGCATCCAAAGGAATATTTTGGCCTTTTCTAACATATTCTGTGATATGTTTTGGAATATATTTCCTCAAAGATAAGTCAGCCGGAGATGTTGAGTTGATTATTCTTTGAAGATTTGCATCTGGTCTAAGAGAAATTAATGTATGATTTCCTATAACAGACTTTTTAACATGTACATAATCTGGGTTTAATATTGTTATCCTATTCCAAGTTCCCAGACTTTCATCCAGCTCTGCATAGGGAAACGCTTCTCCCATCTTCCAGAATTCTAGTGCAGCGCCATAAACTACAGAGTACAAGTCAATCTTCTCTGCCATCTCCATAAAAAATTGTTGTACTTTTTTGTTTTTACAAGTTATGTTAATTTTGCTAATAGGATATGAAGCATGAAGATTGATGGCATTTCTTACTATAGGATGTGTATCATAAAAGACGCGATTCCACGCGTTCATGGTTACGCGATCTCTGGGCAAATTTAAGTTAGCGAGCTGAAACAGGGGCGAGTAAATCTCTGGAGACATTCTATCTGTTGTAGAAGAAGTGGTAGGACTTGACATAGGCGAAGCTATAGATGCATTCTTTATTAAAGTTAAACTATCTCTTTTAAAATTAGGGCTATGAGCAATTGAGCCGTAAATTCCAACTTCATTATCTTTATCCATCTGCTTGTTTGCAGCATCTGTTATTTGGGCTCTTCTCACTTCTGAAATAGAGTTTGCTGCCTTTTTTGAAATTTTATTTTTCGGCCTATCAGTTCTTCTCATTTTTATACTCTCCTTTTAACATTTGCCAATGTAGATCTTAAATAATTCGACTGTCTCTCTAAACCAGGTTTAATAGTAAAACCTTTTGTTATATCAAATTTATATGCAATATATGCATACATAAGCGCCATAAGCCCATCATTTGGGGCTGATCCTTTTACAAATGTCTTTATAGGCTGTCCTCCTGAAATTCTAACCTTAGACTCCATAGATGTGCAATGATCTATTAACCACTCTATGTATTCATAACTTTTCCATGGAAATCTTATTTTTCCCTTTCTGAATAAGTCAAATAACTCATCAATTAAAAGATCTTTATTATAAGAAATGATAAATTCATCTTCTCTATATTTTATAGGCTTTATTAGGCTGCCGCTTCCTTGCGCGCCTAAGAATCTTTCTCTATAAATACTTTGTAAATCATGTACAACATCTTGACCAAAAAACCAATCTGATACACCTCTATGCACGCCAAACCTTCTATACATTTCTTTTATAGTCTCTTTTTTAAAATTAAAATTATTTTTTCGTAATTTATGCGCATGTTCAATCAAGAGCGTTCCATCTGGAGTTGCAGATAAAACAACTACGCAAGAATAAGATTGTCCTCCACGAGAATTCGGATCATCGTCTTTGCCTCCCCAATCTACTCCTAAATAAACAGTCTTATCCTTAGGCTTGATTTTCTTTGAAAAGCTTCTATCTGGATCTCTGCATAAATTATATATCTCAGCCTTTGTCAAAGGAGATCCTGCCCCAGAATAAAACTCTCCAACTACTTCGTTTTGCCAAATTCTTTCTGTTTGAGCCGGATTATTTTCTGGCATTAATTTTTCAATATTCTCTTTTGTAAAATAAGGGATATATAATTGATTTACATGAAAGCCGACAAACTCGCTTTCCTCCAGGCCTCTTGCGCCTACCCATTTGCCTCTTTCTGTTGCCTCAACTTTTTTTTGCTTTGTGCCGCACAGGGGACATTGTATTGTGTTTTCGTATAGCCATATAGATTTCCACCGATCATCATTGGGAAGGTAAAATGGATATGTTTCATTACAATTAATGCAACCTAAATGATAATATCTTTGATCTGACATATCCCAAATGGTCGAAAAATAACTACCCTTTTGTTTCGGGGTTCCAAAATAAACCTGCACCCCTTGACCTACAGGGCCATATTTTGCAGCTGTTAAAATTTTTGTTGCATTTCCAATAGCATGACCAAACATATCTTGCACTTCATCGAAAAATACAATATCAGCCGTCATACCACGGATTCTATCGCCATCTGAGCCAAGGCTGTCGATCCAAAGGGTGCCAGCATTAAACTGCTTCATAGTCAAATTATCTACAGAGTTTGAGCTAATAAGTTTATTGCTATTGATAAAATCATTTTTTGCTGTCCTGATAAGGGTTTCGAGTTTATCTTGCGAAAACTTCTTAACCTGTCCTAAGGCTGGGAACAAATGAACAACTCTAATGTTTGGACTATTAAATAATCCACTATTTGTAAAAAATAAATCAAGAGCGCCAGCCATTACCGTGGCTCCAACCTGACGACCCTTTTTTATAACTACTGGCTTGCCATCTTTTCTGGTTGCCTGCAACGCAATATATCTATATATATCAGCCATAAACCTCCAGCCATTGTCCAAAACCTTAAACTCTGCTCCGTCTAGAGTTAGATTGTTTTGTACGAAATGGGCTGGGTCAAAATCTAAAAAACTTGTTTTAAGTTGTTTAAAAAGATTTTCTTGACTTTGTTTCTTTGGCATTGTTATCCGGATGCGTGAGACATATAATCTGCTATATCATCGTCATATGATGATGGCATATCTGCTTCAGACATATATTCTACTTTTTCCGGACTACTTTTGTGCTGTTTAAGTATCTTTTCAACTAATTTTCTAAATTTACTATGATCTATTTTGCTTTCGACTTTATCAAATCCAAGCTTTGGATGCTCTCTGCAGTGCGTCATAACAGCTCCATAACCTAAGTCTGCGCGATCTGATGCGAATGCTTGAATATATTCCAGAATGGTTCTAAGAACTTCTAATACTTCTCCACCACCCTCTTTCTTTGATTCGCATGTACCACACTTGCCTTTGCCAGCCTTTTCGTCGCAACATGTATCGCCACAACCAGCAGATTTTATGTTTTGATTATCTTTTGTATTTATATTCTTAATAAGATCAAAGCCAGCTCTTTCTTTTAGATCTGCCATTTTTTCTTCAATTGTAGAAAAGTCATTACGCTTTTTCATGACAGAACGAAGATTGCTGAGATAATCAGCATTCTTTTCTAAATTATTAGCAAAGTCATTAATCCAATCAACTGTTGTATTATATTCTTCGCTTAAAATTTGTCTTGTTACTTTCATGTTTACGGCATCAAATCCTTAAGCGTTTCAACGGCTGTTTCTGCGGTATCCCCGAAACCCTCTTTTAGGTCTTCTAGGC